TTCTCGTAAGTAGCGACGAGCTCTGCAGGGCTTGCGTTCTTGAAAGGACCAGCCAAACCACTCCAGTTAGCAGGTGAGAAGGTCTTCTTGTTCAGGTAGCGCTGAACAGCGAGGCCCATCTGAGTCTGAACGAATCCTGCGAGGTCGAAGGTGGCCTCGTCGATGGCCTCGTTAGTCACCTTGATGGTGATACCAGAAGAGTAAGGAGTAGCGGTCTTGTTGTCAAAGTTGATGTCCTTGTCATTCAGGGCAGCAGCCTCTGCACGCTCCTCGACCTCTACGTTAGTGGTAGCATAAGGCCACAACAGATTGCCTGTTACGCCAGTCTGCACCTTCATACCTACCTGGCCCCAGATCAAGCCCTTCTCCAGCAACGGCAGGAGGCCGAAGATGGTGGTAGCCTGAGCACCGGCAGATGTGATGTTGTTCTTGTCGCCTTCAGTCAGGATAGAGAGGCTAATCTCACGGGCCTGCTTGTGGTCGACTGCATCCTGTGCAATCTCGCGCAGCTGCTCGCCCAGGCTCTTCTGTGGAGCGGGCTTTTCGAGCTGCTTCACCTGAGCATCACGAAGCTCTACCTCCAAATGGCGGCTGATGTTCTTATACTCACGCTCCAGCTGAGCTGCCTCGGCCTTCTGAGCGTCTGTTAATTCACGTACCTGTGCAAGTTCGCCCAGGCGGTCGGCCTTCTCGCGGAGAGATGCCTTCAGTTCTTCAATCTTTGTCATCTTTTTAATCGATTAAAGGGTGATACTTATGTTAATTGATAATTGTCTCGATCTCGCGCTTCATCTGGCGCAGGCGTGACATGAAGCGTGCCTGTTCTGCCTGCTCCTCCAGTTCGCGCTCCTTACGCTTAGCCTCCTCGTCCTCGCGGGTGTCAGGATGCTGCTCGCGGTAGAGTTCGCGCACGCCCACCGATGTGGTAGGATATGCGGGGTTCATGGCCAGCGTCAGGGCCACTATCTTCTCAAAAGCGGTGTGGCGGATGACGTATTCGGTCTTTCCGTCAGCTGCTTTACGTTCGCTAACCTCGTAGTCTTTCGGGTAGAACTCGAAAGAGCATCCCTGATACGTTCCATTCTCTGTGAGTGCCTGGGCTCGCTTTCCGAGGTCGCAGTCTGGCACGTCTGCCTCAAAATGGAGGCCGTCTTCTCTGGACTCAACGCGCAGGGAGTTTGGTGTTCTCGCAAAACTTTCATCTCTATTGTGCAATAAGTTGATAGCCATATCCTGCTTAGCAATGAAGTCAGGAGCGATGCACGACTGAGCGATCACTTCAATCTCGCGGTAGTCGCTACCCTCATACAGCACCGTTTCCTGCTCTGTGACGATGGCAACGCCCTCGATAACCTTACCCTTGTCCTCTCCCTCTCGGACAGAGAACTTACCGGCGCTGTAGTGTTCGCGCTTCTCGGTGGGTGTGATTTTTGGTTTCTTCTCCATATCTTTTTCTTTTATTCGTTACTAATCGGGGAAAATTACTGCTGGGGTTTACTGTCGTCGGCAGACGGGCGTCCCGGCTCTGGTGCCGTCTTAGCAATCAGCGCCTTCAGCGTCATCAGGTTGGCGCTTGCCAGTGGTGTGTCGCCGTCCTCTACGGTCGGCATATCCCACTCCCTGCGCAGCTCGTTGGGCGTTGCAGTTCCACTTTCAAGTCGTGCCTTGTCCACCTTCGTCTGTGTCTCCTTATCCATGCGCAGCAGCGGCATCTCGCACATGTGGATGCGACGCTTGCCAAAATCATCAATACCCAGGAACTTGCGGAACATCTCATCCTCCATCTCGCGGCTGTCGGGCGCGATGGTGCGACTCAGATACTCCATCGTGGCGTTGGTATAGGTGGTGTAGTGGCTGTTGGTATCCATCATCAGTAGCGGACGGGGTGTGGCATAGAAGCGTGCCACGTCGTCCTGACTCATGCCGAGGATGTCAATCATCTGCATATCCTGGGCGCTCATTGAGATGTTCTGCACCTTTTCGAGACCACGCAGGGCGATGACGTCCTTCTGATAGATGCGCTCGTTCACCTCGTCGGCATAGGCGTCCATCTCCTTCTTGTTGTACAGACCACTGGCCAGCGTGCTCTGCTGTGATGCCGGACGGTCCTCTCCGATGATGAGCTTCACGCGTCCGCCCTTTGCGGCCATCTCCAGTGCCTGACGACTTTCGGTCTTAATCAGGCTTAGGGTGTCGAAAGCGTATTGGAGTGTGCTGATGCCCCAGAATCCGTTCTGCTCTCGGAAGGTGTTGGGGAAGTGCAGCACGTCGCGGCGTGGTATCGCCACCTTGTTCTTCGGACCACGATCGGTCATGTACGTCAAGTTGTACGTCTCGGTCGTCATATCGTAGCCGCCACAAGTAGCCAGCCATAAGCGGGCAGGCTCGTCCATCTCGTCGCGCTCAATAAACACGAAGCCGTTGCCATGCATCAGTCGGGCTATGGTCACCTGTTCCCACAGCGATGAAGCCGACATCATGGGGTTGGGTTCTACCTGGAGCAGGTAGTTCATCTTTTTACCGGGTCCCCACATCGAGGGAATGAAGTTGCCACCATCCTGACTCTTTGCCTGATACTGGATAGCCATCTGTCCGATAGTCTTGGCACGCAGTTCCACGGCACGATACACAGCCGACACGGTGAGAGCCGTCTGTGGGTTGCGAGCACGGATGATGCGCTCCTCAAACGAGCCACCCTTCACGTCGGCTCCCTTATCGCTGACCGGTGAATGAGATACGGCTGTCGTCGGTGCGGGCACCTCGCGCTTGAACAGGTTCCAGTTTTTGAAGAAATTATCCATATCTTTTCTGTTTTCTTGTTGTACGAAAATAGTGCAGGGGTTTACCGCCACAGGTCGGCATGCTGTTCCAGCCATGCCTTCGCGTCCTTGCCGTTCCACGAACCGCTGCCGAAGTGGACGACGTAGTTACGGATGTCAATGTGCAGTCCCTTTAGGCGTGGGCGCATCGTCAGTATGTCGTCCAGCAGGCAGGCGCCTGTATCATACCAGTTGCGCTTGTCGTCCTCGCCTGGGTGCAGCATCCACGAGCGGTCCGGGTCGAAGTAGCGTGCGCCCTCACGGGTCAGCATCGGCACGTTCATCCAGCAGAGCATGGGCAACATACGTCCGATGCCGAACTTGTTGCTTGGCTGCTGGTGCTGGTGATAGCCCACCACACTGTACTCCTCGCGGAAAAAGTCATCAATCGAGCGTTTTAGCAGGATGTCACTCTCCATCAGAACGAAACCATCGGGCAGCAACTCCCACAACTTCTGCACCGTCCAAATGTGCTTCATAGAGCCCCAATCGTTCACGATGGCATGTCGCTGGTTCCTGTCGGGATATTCTGCCAGCATCTTCTGGAAGTCTATCACCTGTCCTTTGCGGTTGTTAATCACCTGGACGCCCTTCATCTTCTTCGTGAAGGGTCGTGCCTTTGCCTTGCGTGCCGGCAGGCCCTCGTCGGCATGGAAGTCGATGTCGGCAGAGTTGTCGAACACCACCACCTTGTAGTCCTCGCCGCCATGCTTGCGCAGACTGAGGATGGCCGCCTCTGTGAGCTCAGGCGTGTTAAAGTTGATTATTGCTACTGTCCTCTTCTTCATTGCTCTTGGGGTTTTGCTGTTCCTTCTCGTTCACCAGCTGCATCAGGAACTGGAGTGTGTTCTGGCGGTAGTTGCCGTTGAAGGTCTCAGGCATGATCTGATAGATTTTGCCATCGTACTTGATACGGCTGCGCTCGTTGATGGTGCTGGTGAAGTTCATGCGCACTATCTTCACGGCATAGGCATCCAGGGCGCCGGCATTCATGGCGCTCTTTCCTTTCTGGTAGTCCACGTTGGCGTGCATTGGCGTGCCCTCCTCCCAGGTGACGCCAGCTGAGTCAACGCCGTATTTTCCAACCGTCGCCGCCTTGCGGTTCAGTGGGGTGATGAATTGCTCTCTAAATCCTGCTGGATAACTCATAATTATTGCTTTTATTTAGCTGGAAAATAAGCGGTTGAGGTTTACTTAGACCCGCCGGAGATGCGCTGGGCACGGTGATAAAAAAAGGGGTGCCGCTGCACCCCGGAATAATTAAAAACTCGAAATTAATAACGTATTACTACTAACCTAATCTAAAAATAAAAACCATAAAATCTAAATAACCTAACTATAAAATTTATAAAAACTATGACATAAGTCTATTTCTTCATCAGGTTGTCAATGACCTGGTGGCGGTTTTTACCGAAATCCTTGTACACATACGAGACGTGCACCCAGTAGGTGCCGCTGGCGTCGTGCTCCCATATCAGTTGGTCAAAGGGTAGATGGTCGCGGATATAGGCGAACCACTTCTTGCCTTTCTTCAGGTCTCCGTCGATGC